GCGAAAGCACAGGGCAAAAGGTAAAGATTCGGGCAAGCGTGCCAAATATGCAAGCCGCTGCGCGGGCGTTCATCCAAAACCTGAAAAAGGGCGACACAAAGACGCTGGCTATTTTCTTGGATAGAACAATGGGCAAAGTGCCACAGGACGTAAATATGGCAGGCGGTGTAAACTTTACTTTTGATGGTGTTGATGACGAGGCAATAGGAACTGTTTTAGCGGCTGTAAAAAAGGTTATAAAGTGAGGATAAAAGTGGTTAAGGCTTCGATGTTTGCGCCTCTGAATGAGCAGCAAAGATCGGTTTTCCTTAGCGCCATGCGTTCACAGGGCTTTTTGCCCATTGTTTTGAACGATGTGTACATACCGCATATATTCAGACCGGAACGCATACAGATATTTTACGGCGGTTCTGGCTCTGGAAAGTCCGACGCAAAGGCGACGGAACTACTTTTGAAATGTTTAACGCGGGACTATTGCCGTGTGATGTTCATTCGTAAGGTGTACGATACTATCAGGATGTCGCAATTTCAGTTATTCAAAGACTTGATTGCGCGGTATTCGCTTGGCGACTTCTTTCACGTGACAGACCACAATATGACAATCAAGTGCAAGCACAACGGTAATATGCTGTTTGCGCGTGGATTGGATGATGTTAGCAAGGTGATGTCGGTGGCAGATGTGACCGATATTTGGATAGAGGAGCCAATAGACAGGAAAGGCAGCATAACGCCGTCTGACTTCACAGAGTTGAACAGGCGTTTGAGGACGGAGAAAGCGAGCAACCACATACACCTGACGTTCAATCCGATTAGTAGCGAATCATGGATTTATGACTACTTTTTCAGGTCGAACGCTTATAGTGCGCACATCCTGAAAACGACGTATTTAGATAACCACTTTTCGCCAAAAGAACAGGAACTGCAATTCCGAATCCTAAGCGAAAAGAACCCAGAGGAATACAAGGTTTATGCGCTTGGTGAATGGGGCAAACTGAAACGCGGGCTTGTTTTCCCTGAATACGATGTTACCGACTTGTTCCCGAATGATTGCAAGATGTGGGGGTATGGCTTAGATTGGGGCTTTTATCCTGACCCGACGGCCATGCCAAAGTGCGGAATAAAAGATGGGGCTTTGTTCTTAGATGAGGTGATATACCAGACCGGATTAACGAGCGGCACACGGGCGCAACTTATGCAGGCAGCAGGTGTAAGGATAACAGATACCATCATTGCAGACCCGAATAAAGAAGCGATTGCAGAGATGAAAACGAAAGGGTACGGGAATATCATAGGGGCTGTAAAGGGGCCTGGATCGGTAAAGGCCGGATTGAAGCAGATGGAAGGGTTTAAGATCGTGATAACGAAGCGGTCAAAGAACATTAAAAACGAGTTGGATAACTATGCGTGGCTTATCAATAAGGCCACAGGAGAGCCGACAGGGGAGCCGATAGACGCATTTAACCACTCAATAGATGCAGTCCGATATTGGGTAACACATAATTTAACGCAGCCCGTACAAAGAACGGGATATTCTTATGGGTACTGACTATTGCGAAATAAAGCGAAAGATATGGCGTGCAACACGGGATGCCAATATTTTAGCATCTCCTGAACTATCCAGACAGGCAAAAATGCTTTATGTTGAAATTAGCGAATACTTCAAAGATATGGAAGTTTACACGCAAGTTTACAAGGCAGAGGATAACGAACGGTTTATAATGTCCGACCTTAAAAACAGGATTGACAAATTTCTTAACGATAATAATTTACAATGAGCAACAACTATCAAAAAAAGCCATACTGGCAAAACCGCCTACAAATGGCAAAGTCATGGATTCACATTTCAAAAAGCCCCGTGTTTGATGAAAAGCGCAAATTTGTCGGATTCACAAAGGGCGTAACTTTCAAAAAACCAAAGCAGGTATAAAATGGCATTATATCCGGTAACAAAGCCACATAGACCAAACGACCTGAAAAGACAGGCATTAATCATGCTCATTCAACTTTTAAACGCATAATACCATGTGTTCAAATTGCGGAGGTCACACAGACCCAACAGACGCTACACCAAGCGCAAACGAATCGCGGATACTTGCCCGCGTGAATAGGTTAATAGCAGCAGCGCAGCCGCCATCGAATGCAACGGAGGTGCAAATGGATTTCACGAAAAACGAGCCAACGCCAATAACGCCTGCCAATGTAGTGGGTGAAGCAGTGGAACAATCCATAGAGCCAAACCCATACGAAACAAGACGCGGGCGCAGAAACAAACGCAAATGATAACCATCACCACAAAGAGACACGGCGCGATTGATGTGCCTATGCACGTTAACGATGTGCCGTCTGTGTACTGGAACGAGCACGAGGTGTTCAATAAACGCATTGCCCAGCGCGGCGCGGACATTGAACACCCAGAATATGTGCAGTTGATGGATCAGCAGGTAAGGTGTATTTTCCGAGACCTGCCAACGTCCGTACCATACGGCAAGGCAAACGGCCAAAACGGATTGCGCCCTCAATCGCTATTTGCAACATCGGACGGCGAAGGACTGGGAACGCTGCCTATTACCATTTGCAGCCTGCATGAGCATATCCTTGCTTTATTGGATTCAGTAGAACTGCAATGGACAGACGTGGAATACAGAGGCGACATTTACACGCTCACGCCGTTTGCTATTGCGCCAATGGCCAACGTTCAGGAGTTAACAACACAGGAGGTCGTAGAGGTGTTGCAGTTGGACAAGTTGCTGAACGCCTACTATGAAGAAGCGACAAAAGAAGCGTTCGACTACACCAGAATAGCGCCCGGAAACTTTGAGTTAGAACTGCTCAAAATCGCTGCACTGCTTCGCAAGAAAACAGCAGACGGCATAGAGCCGTTACCACACACAGAAACGGGGCTTATCAACTTCCTGACAGAGCGACGCGAATACTTTACCGACCTGGATTATCAGACCATTTTGCAGGTCAGGTTTTTTTTTCAGCAAGCACTAACCCTGTATTCTTTAGCAGCCCAGACAATCCCGAAGGATATGACGCATACTGGAAAGGATTAGCAAAGCCAGGACAATACAAGCCAGATGCAGCCCAAACAAAAACAGGGATAGATAGAGCGCAACAAATTGACAGTCTTTTAGGTTACAGGCGAATTTATGCCGATATGCTCAATTCCGGGCATTTTGGCAAAACGATACAAGAAATATACAACTACCCGTTTAGAACGGCTATACACGTTTTGAATATTCTGGCAATATACAATGATTGAACAAGCATTAATACGACTATCACGGGCAATGCTGCCAACAGATCCGGCGCGAATCAACACGTTTGCCGTGATTGATAACCGTTCAGACCTGATACCTGACAACATTAACGCAACTATTCGAGATGGGCGTATTGCTCATTTTTGGGGGCGTAGATGGGAGGCATCAGGCAAAGACCCGGCAAGCATCCAAGTTGATTACAGCCTGTTATTCCTTCGCCATTTAGATAGCGAAGTTTCAGGTAGTTCAATCTGCACAAATGTTGAGATCGGGCTTGTATCGCTGCCTGAATGCGAGGGATGCGCAACATCAAGAAACGAAACAGAAATAGCAAAGGACAATGTGCGCGTGTTGTCTAACATCGTTTCAGAGTTGAACGGTTACAAGTGCTTCAATATGTACTTAGGGTCTCAATACGGCGGTAACGGTCAGGGCATCTACTGTTTTACGCCGTCCGAGATTGAACACCTGAAAGAAGAAGGCGTAACGTTCCCAAACCTAAAAAATGGAACGTGCAATGGGGAATACGTTAACGCTCAATCAGGGTACACAATCAGAACGCAAAGATTCGGAAGCGCAAACGCGCTAATCTCATTCACCAATTTCACCCGCTGCGATTGCGAAAGCATAATGCAGTTGGATTTTTCAACAAACAAAGAATACCTACAATATGGCGAAACTAAGTGCAGCAGCACTTGTTAGCGCGTGCATCCTGATTGGATGCGCCGCACCTAAGAAGCAGACGGAATACAAGTGCCAAACCCTGAACGCCAAAATCGAGCAGCCATACATTGACCAGATACAACAATACCGCATAAAACAATGAGCAAACAACGCCGCGACATATTTGCAATATTCCTGCTTTCATTGATGGCATTTGCCGCCGTGTCTTGCTTGCTTGCACTTGCTTTCAAGATTAAAGCGTCAATCGGTTAACCATATTGCTGGCATCACGAAAATGGGTAACATTCAAAACGTCATATTGCATTTGCTTCGTCCGGCTGTTGACCGCGAAATAAAGGCCATAGTTGAGGACTTGCAAAAAGAGATCCGCGACCAAGGTCACGCGGCATCCGGTTCGCTGGCAGATACGATACGATACGAAGTAACACAAGATGAAAGCGACGGTTTTTTAGCGATTGTCTATGCCAATGAGTATTGGCGTTTTGTAGATCAGGGCGTAAGCGCAGACCGCATACCATACGATCCAACGGTACGAACGGGGAAATCAACATCAAAATACATTCAGGCGCTAATTGATTGGGCGGCATTGGTACGGCCTGAACTGGATGAAAAGGAACGCAAGTCTTTTGTTTTCGCCGTGGCGGCAACACAGGCAAAAGAGGGGAACCCGACCCGTGGCAGTTACAGGTTTTCAAATAACGGTGAACGTCTCGACATGGTTAACCGTGTGATTGAAAGATTAGGCGACATATCAGGGCGAATTATACCGAGGAACGTAGCGGATGAAATAGCCGCGCAAATATTCAAAGCAGCATAACGGCCTGTTCAGCCTTAAAAAGAACATAAAATTATATGGATAACACACAAAATCAACAGCAACAAGAACCAACATTTGGGATGCGACTTGTAGGAATATCCTTTAATCCATCAGGAGATGAAAAGGTTGCAAGAATCAAGTCATTGTGCGCAGAACTTGCAGACATTGTGAACGACGATGTAATGCAGAATGAAGAAAGAACCGCTCTGCAAGTAAAACTACTTGACCATGCGATTTACGAAATATTAAATGCGCAAATGAACGCGGTAAAGGTTGTTACACTAAAGTATTAAGATTAGCCCCAAATTACCAATATGATAGCATACGAAGTAAACCAAGACGATAAGACGAAAGGCATCCTGTAAAGATTGGTAAATTAGAAACATGAAACAATGGCCACACAAACGGCAATTCTAAACGTAAAGATTAACGTTGACGGCAAAGACACGGTTATCCCTGTCCAAAACCTGAAACAACTAAAGGACGCTGTAAAGTCCATAAACGAACAGCGCATTACATTGGCCCCTGACAGCGCGGGCTTTGCACAGGCAACGCAGCAGGTGAACACCCTGAACAAGTTGTACCGTGATTTGTCCAAAGGCGCAGGAGACGCGACAACGGCTATCAAGTCAGCGAATGATGAATTAAGCGGCGTGTCTAAGTCGGTAGGCTATTACCGCCAATTGCAGCAGCAGTTAACGGCGCTAACCAACCAGTACAAAGACCTGAACAAAGCACAATTAGAGGGTTCAAAGGGAAAGGCTTTACAGGGGCAAATACGGGGCGTATCTGACACGCTCAAACAGTTGGATGCGGGCATCGGAAACTACCAAAGGAATGTAGGCAACTATGGCAGCGCATTGTCCGGCTTATTCGGAGGCGTTCGTACTGCCATCGGTGGCGCGTCGGCACTTGTGGCGGGCATTGCAGGGAATACCATCGTACAAACGACGGCGCAATTTGAGAAACTTATAACCGTGTTAACTCAAAATGCAGGCGGTAACAAGTTGGATGCACTAAAGCAGTTTGAGGTCATCAGGCAGTTTGCGGCAGATACGCCGTTCCAAGTGGATGAACTTACAGAATCATTCAAAAACCTGCAAAATAGAGGTGTACGCCCAACATCGTTAACACTTGAAAAATTAGGCGACTTTGCCGCGAACGAAGGTAGAAGCATAGACCAAGTTACGCAGGCGGTGTTAGACGTCACATCTGGACAAACCAGACGATTAGAGGAAATAGGCGTTCAGGCAGCATTGTCGGGCGACAAAATAAAGTTTTTCTACAAAGGCGTAGCAGGCGAAGTAGATAAAACGGCAGATGGCGTTAATAAAATCATTGATGCCCTATATTCTGCCAAAGGCGTAGCGGGTTCAATGGCTGCACAGTCCAAAACATTAGGCGGCGCAATCAGTAACGCAGGCGACGCTTTCGATCGTCTATTCTTTGCCATTGGTAACAGTTCCGGCGCTATTAAAGACACCGTTGTAGGGTTCTCAAACCTTGTTAACTCAATAGCACAGTTGATCGAAACGCCACTAAGTGAACAACTGGCAAAGGATCAATTGCAGTTTGAGGGGCTTGTGGGCGCATTGCAGCAGGGGAATATAGATGCCGACGTTCGCAATAGGTTGCAGGCCCAACTTATTGCCCAATATCCTGAATACATACAATACACCGACAAAGACAAGCAGACACAAATAGACCTTTCTGCTACGTTAGAGATTGGTAACAAACTATTTGAGCGCCGCATATTTTTGCAAGCCCAGGAGGAACAGTTGACCAAGTTTGCAAATGACAAAATCAAACTGATTGAACAGGAAGTAGAAGCGAGGCAAAAGGCGGCAAGGTTGCAGGAACAAATTGCGCAGAGCCAAAAGAGCAACAACGCCTTAGAGGTGGTAACAAACGACATTGCAAACGCTGTTCGTGGTAACTCGCGGTCAGCAGCGGAACGCGACATCAAAATCTATGAGCAGCAGCGGGAAAAGTTAGATGCAGATCAAAAGGCGTTCTTAGAACAGCAGCAGCGCATTGAGGGGCAATTCTTCAAAGACCCGACGGCAAACACAGCCGAAAAGTTACGCCTTCAACTTGAAGCAAAGAAAAAAGCAGATGCAGATGCGGCAGCCAAAAAGGCAGCAGCGGACGCGGCAAAACTATTCGGGAAACTTACAGCCGAAGAAAAGAAGGCGCTAAAGGAAACCGAGAAGATCGAAAAGGAGAAAGCGCGTTTGCGCCGTGCCGCCTTGTTTGCACCCGGAAGCGGCCAAACAGACAACGCTGTACCGCCAATTGTTGAAGATCAACAGGTCGTTAACTTTGTAAGTGCGTTTGACATTGGCCTTGAAAACTTAACAGCCGATTTCCAAAACAACATAGATGACCAAATCGCATTCTTTGAGACACGGTTAGAGGCGCTAAAGCAGACGGCTTCGCAGTTAGGCGACAACACACCGCCAGAATTTACAGCGCGACTGAATGCCGAGGAGCGCAGCCTGAACGCATTAAAGGAACGCCGCGAACTTGAAAAGAAGTTCGATGAGGAGCGGGCAAAGGCAGATGAAGAATCATACAAACAACAACAGGAGCGGTCTAAACAATCCATCGAGGATGAGATCGAACGACGCAAAACGATCAAAGAGGCGGCCATTGAGGCGGCTGGCGAGATAAGCGGCGCAGTCTTCTCTATTGCAAAAAGCAACATCGAAAAAGAGGCAGACGAAAAACAAAGAGCGCTCGACAAAGAATACGAAACAAAGATTGCAGCAGCGCAAGGGAATGCACAGATTGAGGCGGCGTTGCGTGCTGAATTAGAGGCCAAAAAGGCGCAACTCGAAAAGGACGCGGCAAACCGTCGTAAAAAGATAGCCATAACTGAGGCGGTTATAGAGGGAGCGCTGTCAGCAATTAAAGCATCAGCAAACCCGCTCCAACTTGGATTGGTTGCCCTGACAACGGCGGCAAATATCGCCATCATATCCGCGCAACAGTTTGCAAAGGGCGGTTTCGTCAAACGGCAAAAAGCAGGCTGGATTGCACCAAGCGACGCGAACGCGCCCGCTACGCCATCGGGCGATACGGTTCTGGCATATATGAAGCCTGGAGAATTGGTAATGAACCAACAACAGCAGCACGCGCTTTCAAATATAGCAGGGCCGGACATTTACAAGCGCATCGGGGTTCCAGGTGCAAAGGCATATCCAAGGCAGCCACAACAAACGCGGGTAAGCGTGAACAATGAACTAAGCCTTTCAGATGGTCAGGTCGGATCATTCGCCCGTGTAGTAGGCAGGAACACAGCAACGGCGGTATCTACTTCCGTCCGTTCAGAACTCAACAAAGACAGGGCGCTAAGAAACAGAGATGCCCGTATTTCACAATTCAAAGCAAAAAAGAACAGATAATGCCTACAATATTCAAACAGCCGTCAAACGTAGCACTGCCTACGCCTTACGTTTCAGGATGGGGCGAATGCGCTACCATCGGGCTAAATCTGTCAGATATATTTGTCACAGCAGGAAGCAAAGCGCAGATAGCCATAACGGTAACGAGTGCCAATATCGTAACGGGTACGGCATTCACGGTGGCAGCGCAGCCGTTTGCCGTTTCATCCGTTATTCCACAACCCGCAAATACGGTTAACTTCACAGCAGGAACGGCGCTACAAAAGGCGCAGCGGCTTAAAATGATGCTGGAAATGAATGCGTATATTTCGGAAAACTTCACAATTACAGACCCGGTTCCGACAGGCGCAAACTACCAAATTCAGATAGTAGCCAAAAGGAACGCCGTTATTGATGTGACAACGACAGTACCAAGCCCGTACACGACTACGCAAATAGCAGGTTTTGCGGATCAGCCTTTATACGACCGGATCGGGTACAGGGTATTTGTAGGCGGCACACAGATCAATAAGCCGGGCTTTGACATCTTAGACCCAACTTACAGCATTAACGGAGCGGCAAACATCCTGTACTTTGATGTCAATCACCTTGTAAGACCATTCCTGCAAACAACCTACCCGCTCACACCGCCGCTAAAGATTAACCCATTTTGCGACAACACAATACGGCGGCTTGTTCGTGTTGAGGCGTTCGGAATTAAAACGGACGGGTGTCAATACGCGGCGACAACCGACCTGCTCACTTCAAATAACTTTTGGATGCTTAACAGCGCCGTGCAAGAAGAAGACCGCTTCTTTTTAGGCCCATTCTATCCAACATCGGCATACCAAACGCGGCGGCCACTTACACGGCGCACTGTATTTTGCAGTAGTCCAGGCTCTTATGATTTCCTATGGCTTATCTGTGACGATAAGGCGCAGTTCACGGTAACGGGCAATATCAATATTCAATTAGCAATGGATACGGGCGCGGGGTACGGCGCTTATACTACGACATCCTCATTTGTAAGCACGTCTTGCGTTTTGGCCATTCCAACGGGGTACGGTAATTCGCCTACCCTGTCCACTACGCCAAACGTTAAGCGGTACAAAATCAGGGTTCAGATTGACGGTAACACGGTCATGGAGGTAGAATACAGCGTGTCTCCAAACTGTGGAGATATTGAACTGTACAGTCTTAACGACTACGGAGGTTATGATACAACGCGCTGGAACATTGTAGAGGAAAATGTGGAACTGACAAACGAAACACCGTGCGTAGGTACACCGTGTTACAATACAAACAGCGTGGAATCGGTGAACTATTCCCAGCACTAGGCGGTATTTCCCAGGGCATTGACAAAGTTAAAACATCAACCAGTGGAGCGGGTCGTGCGGTTGGTGGTCTTCTGATTGCATTTGAAGCGTTCGGACTTATCTCTCGTGAAATCCAGCAACTAAACGCAAACCTTGAAGAAACAAAACGCATTTCCGCACG